ACCTCATCGATGGTGAGGAAACCGGCCTCGATAGCAATTTTGTAAGACTCGAAACGGGTCTTCGTATCGGCTCTTAAAAATCCCTGCGTCAGATGCTCAACGAAATATCTCTCCTTCTCGGCCTCCGTTAAAAGGCTCCTGGAGATAGCCTGTTCGATACGGGTCAACCATGGTTGAAGAGTATGGGTGAGAAAACTTCTGTTCTGTTCGGTCACGTTTGAATATGTGGATCTCTCATAATCCATGACCAAATTCAGAGGCACCCGAAAGCATCTTGCCACCTCCACCACGCTAAACTTCTGAGACTCGATCAGCTGCGAGTCTTGTGGTGAGACTCCGATGGACTGCCATTTGAGGTCACTATCCATAATCGCCGTCCGGTGGTGTTTCCCCTTCCCTTGGTATCCTTCAGCCCAGGCGTTTTTAAGATTCGAGTGAGCCTGTACGCTTAAAGCTTGGGGAGTGCTCAAGATTCCACCTGGCGATGCGTCGTTCCTAAAATAGCTTGAAGAGTATTCCCCGACTGCCTTTGAGTAGCCGAAGGCATCCCGCAACAGGGTCAGCGGGGAATATCCAACGATCCCATCGGAAGACAATCCCCGGATATGCAGGATGTCACTCATGGGATACACTTTCTCGGTGCCGTCGTTCTGATGCTTATAAACAAGCTCCCTGCCGGATACTTCAACGGTCACCTTGTCGGGATGTAAAGGCCACAAGGCCACAACTTCGCCGCCTTCCCGCTCAATAAAGCAATAGGCATTCCCACACAGGCACAAATGACCCACAAACAGCTCCCGGAGTTCAAAGGACGTCATAAGCGGATTCGGTGCATCATGCAGAAGGCGATAGAGTGAGAAATCCCTAGCCCGCTCCTTGTCCCCATCATCCATCCGGATGTACGTGATCAAGGGCAGGGCTGCTATCGACTCGGCCAAGACCCTAATGCAGGCATAGACCGCGGGGATGCCCAGCGCCACTGTCTCATTAATATGAATACCGGACGATGTCTCCCGGCCCTCGAAGGCGTCCAGGTTCGCCCAGGATCTCTTCTTAAAAAATGGGAAATTCATAATTCTATCCTTTAAGGTAAGGCGGCCCCGAAGGACCGCCCATGGTTAGATGCTGGCTACTCAGGTACGCACGCCTAGGCTCACACACCAGCTGAGGGAATTCCCGTTCTTCGGCGTTATCGGCGCGTTCCACATCCCTTGGGCGTCAAATCTCAACAGCGCCCGGTAACTCATCAGGTCTTTTGTCCAGCCGGGAATGTTACTTCTTTCAAGCTGGAGGCCGCGCCGGATCCCGATGCAGTATTGGGTCAGGTCCGCAAACATTAAATCGTCTGCGCTCCCAAGAACCGGTAGATGACTCGTGAAAAGAATCGGGCGACCCAAAAGCTCGAACCCATTCGTCCCCCTGGTCATCGCCGGGACGTACGACCCCGAAAGCCCGATTGCGACACTCAGCGAAAGTAAGGACGGGACCAGCGTGTCATTCGCCAGCCACACAGCTCTTTGCCTTCCAGCGGGATACATTCTTGCGAACATTTTACAGAGATTTTCCCACACCACGGTCAGATGCTGGCCGCTCTCAGCTGTGATGGTGATCTTCGCCGGGTCAGATCGAAGGCCCAATGGTTGCCCGCCGCCCACTCCATTTATAAAATATTCGTCCATCCCATACCCGATTGAGGTTCTCATCGCGCGGTCAAGCTGCGCCTCGAATCCCTGGCCGTCTTCTCGCAATTCGTTCGAGATGTCCACGAAGATCGCGGCCTTTTTCGCCGTAAGCTCGATTGCCCGGAGTTTCCCGGTCTGCTTGGTTCCCTCTTTTTCTTCTCCGAGAAATTCCATGCCGAATCCGCCAAACAAGACTCCGCCCGTCTGGTCTGCTGCATCCCATCCCGGAACTCTGCGGCTCGGGGATTCCATCGGCCAAACGGTTGCACGGCTGCGGATTATTTCAGTCTCAATGCTGTCGTCCAGCCAGGTTGCGCTCAATGGTTCGGGCACGCTGAAACCTCCTGAACTGGGTACCCCTTCGATCATGCTTGCTCTGAAGGCCCGAATCTCATCCTCATTGATTTCCAGCTTCCGGCCCTGATTGAACATCCCAGCAAAAGTCCGATTGGTAGCTGGACCACCCGTCACCTCAAAGAGTGATCGGTCGGCCTTCTTAATGTCCGGGACAAATGTCCCCAGGTCTTTTTTCCCGGCCTCGACAATGTCGAACGCCTCAAGTCTGCTGTCCAGGGACCTGATTTGCCCTTTCAGCTCTTCCATCCGCTCGGCATACTCGCCGGTTTTTGCCAGCTCCGCGAGTTCCTCAACTGCCATTTTTTTCATCTTCAACAGATCATTTGAATCCATTTTTACTGCTCCTTTTTTTGGGTTGATTGATCGGTTGATCCCGACCGTGTTGTCGGCTGCTGCCGCCACAAGTGAACACTCGTAGGGCATCCACTTGGTAGCGAGAAATCCTGTCTTCGTTTTTACCCTCTCGATGATGGAATATCCGATGGAAAGATTTCGGATAATCCCGTCAACAATATCTTTCCACAAGGCGTCCTGGTTCGCTGATAGCCTCAGCGTTCCCCTGAGCTTGCCTTCCGCCACGTTTAGGCCCTCCACAACTCCCACAGGCAGCTCTGCATTATTGTGAGAACGCAAAAGGGGTAAAGGTGCCCGACTCATATCCACGGCCTCCGGTTTGTGACTTAGAATTTCGTCGCCGTCAAACCGCTTGACAGGCTGTTCGGATGATAGGCTCGCGGCCACGGTCCGGGTCTCCGCTCTGATACTACCCACATCGATTTCAAAATTTCTTTTTTCCATAAAACCTCCTTTTTTTATGACAGCGAGAATCACAACCAACTGATGCTCGGAATCATCTCTTTTTTCTGATTTCTCAATGCTCCATCCAAAGCCATGATCGAACTGACAACGAGGTCGATTTTTTCCTTACTCCGTTTCTTCGACGGTTTCACGTTCCCGGCTGCGTCGATTTCGCAAATCACGTTGCAAAAATTCCATGCAAGCACGGGATTGTCTGGGAAGACGATTTTGCGTTCCAGGATGAGTTTTTCCAGTTCCTTCGATGGCGGGGACATCGATTTGTATCCCTGGCCAAATTCCAGGATCGGGATATTTAGGTCTTCCAGGTCTTTTATAATTTTTGTGCTTCCCCACCTGTCAAAAAGGATTGCTTTTAAATTGTATTGCTTGCCAATGGCCTCGATGCGCCTCAAAATGTACCCATAATCAACTACGCTCCCCGGTGTCGCTTCAATGTGGGCCTGCTTATGCCATAAGTCATAAGGCACCCTATCGGCCTTTGAGCGGGCTTTAATCGCTTCCGATGGGCACCAGGCAAAATGCAGCGTATAAAATGGCTCATTTTCTTCGATGGGAACAAAGCAAAGAGACAATGCGCTCAGATCTTGCGTGCTGGATAGATCCAGCCCCGCATAGCATTCACGCCCCGTGAGGTCCGGGATGGATCCCACGCATGCCTCATAGTCGGCTGAGGATATCCACTTCGCCGCTGCGTCCACTCTTTGATTCAGATATAAATTTCGGAATACGCTTTCCTTGGCCGGAATCTTCTTGGCCTGCTCCGCAAAAATTTCCATTTCCTCCAAAGATCGGAAGTCGTCCAATGCCGGATTGCAGGAGAACCACGTCGCTTCATCCCACGGGTCGGCGTCGTCAGGGGCGGCATATATGCACCCATAGAAAGCCGGATCGGGCGGAAGTGCGCCGTCCTGCATCTTCAAGGCATAATCGACGAGTTCGGACATAATATGGTTCGGGTCGGCGCTCTGGGTGCTGATCACCACCATCAACGGCTCTCTCCTTGCCCCGGTGCCTGTCGTCAGGCTGTCGTACAGCTCGCGGTCATTGGACTGCGCCAGTTCGTCATATACCATAAATGAGGGCGAGAGCCCGTGCGCTTTCCTGGAATCGGCTGTTAGTGCCTTATAGACGCTTCCGGTGTGAATATCGGTAATGGTTTTAAAAAAGGATTGAATGTGGCAACGGGAGGAATACTCCGGAACATGGAGGATCATGGCTTCCATTTCGTGAAGGATTATTGATGCCTGCCCCTGATCACTGGCGGCGGAGAAGACCTGGCCTCGTTGCTCGGATTCCGGCCCTATCAGGTGACACAATGCGAGGGCGGCGGCGAGCGTCGTCTTCCCATTCTTCCGGGGAACAGTAATTAAAGCTGTCCTGACCGTGCGCAATCCGTTCCCGTTAGTGGAATACACTTTTTTGATAATCTCTTTTTGCCAATCCCGCACCTTTAGCTTACGTCCAGCATGAATCCCCGCTGTTATGGGCAGGGTTTCACAGAACGCAATCACTTTCTCGGCCCTGGAATAGTTTTTCCGTTCCCAGGCTGGCCTTTTCGCCTTCGATGGCCTCTGGGGACGGACTGATTTCTGGAATGCTGTGACTGGGCCCCGTTTTCCCAAACTAACTCACTTTCGCGCTGCACCATCGGTTATTCTGGTAGCCTAACTGATGATTTTTGTTATGCTTTTCACTCTTGTTGGAAGCCGTCTTAATCCCATGACACTTCCAGCACATGGCCATAGCGTTTTTTTCTGTTGTCAGCGCCCCGCCGTCCTTCAGTTCAACGATATGATCGACCATATCAGTAGGAGTCAAACGTCCTTCACGTTCGCACAACTCGCAGAGCGGGTGCTTGCCTATGTACCAATCCCGAAATCTCCGCCATTGTGGAGTCAAATAGAAAAAGTCGGCCTGCTTGGGTGTCCTGGCCGGCCGATGCTCTCCACAATACGCTCCATCAACAGCCAGATTCGGACACGGGAAAGCAGCGCAATATTTTAGTGACATCAGGCCCTTTTTTTATGAGTTAAATTGCT